GTTTCCGCTAATAGTTACATCGTAAACATCATAGATGCTACCATTATCTCTTAATGTAATACCTGCATTGCAATTGTGTATAGTGTTTCCAATAACAGAGATGTTGTATGTATGAAATGCTCCGTGTGCGGCATTAGTCTCTACTTCTATTCCACTCTCACCGCCATCTGTGGCATCATAAACTACATTATTGCTTATGGTTCCATAGTGAGATGCTGAAGCAGAAATGCAGTTGTGACCAGAGCTCTCCACAATATTGCTATCAACTACAAAATAGGAGGTATCACTGTACATACCTATTCCATTGTACCCCATATCCTTCACAAAGTTGTTTGACACATTTATCTGAGTATTAGCTACCCCACCATAACCTGACAAAATTCCATAGGTCTGTACTCCACCATCGGCTATATAGTTATGATTTATGTCTGCATAAGTAACTCCTGAGTGCATATGAATAGCCACCCCATAAGTACCTCCAGGATCAGTCTGAACTTCTGTTACTATGCAATAAGTTATAGTTGTATGGCTAGCAGTGTTGATATAAATAGGATAATAAATAGCATTAGTGCCAACATTACAACTAAAGGTAATTCCTTCTAATGTGTCATAATCTCCTGTAATATGAAAAGCATAACTAATATCAGTTGAGGCTTGTATTGTGGCTCCATAACCGATTATCTTAATATTGTCGTCATCGATATTGGCATCAGCACCAAATGTATAAGTACCCTCTGATAAAGTTATGCTTCCACCACTAGAGGGCATGGCATCAATCGCTGCCTGTATCTGTACTTCATCAGCAGTCCCATCACAAAAATAGTCGGCTAAGGCTAATGATGCAGCAGACGCATCACTAGCAGCAACTACTTTGGTGGCTGTTCTAACTACTTGCTCAAATTCAGCTTGTGTTAATCTACTATCGGCTCCTGAATGTGCCATTAGAGTCTTACCCCCGTTTTTAGTCTTATCTCTTCAACTAAAGGTGCCCCTACAGCTTTAGCTAGTGTTCTACCGTCAAGTTCTACATATATGTTGATTCCTCCCTGCTCCATTTTAAGAGCCTCAACCATACCTTTAAGCAAATCACCCGCCCCAGGGGGCATTACCCCTGTCTCTATGACGTGTTCTGCCATACCCCTCAACCGTCCCGGAGCACCACTAGGCAATAGCCATGATTCACCAAATGCCCTTACAAAAGGCTCTTCACCTATTCCACCACCACCTCCACCCCTAGCGAGAGCCATCCATTTATTCATAGCGTTAGTCAAGCCTAGTTGTTCGGCTGTCGTTGTTCTAAGTGCATCTGCCTGGTCTTCTAGTGCATCGGTCTGGTCTTCTGTAGCCTTTGTAATCTTTTTTAGAGACCGCTCTGCTTTTAAGGCATCTTCCTTAATCTTCTCAGCATCTATCATACTGGATATTTTATCATGGGCTTCTTGGACTTTATCCCCGAGCCACGGTATGAAACCCGTAAATTTTGTTAATGACTTCAGTATATTCTCAACGCCAGTAAGGAAAAATATCTTAATCTTAATCCATGCCATCTTGAAGAAATCTACTACCTTGTCCCAGTTCTTCCAGAGAGCTATCCCAGCAGCTATCAAGCCAGCAATACCAAGTGTGATTAAAGAAATTGGACCTAAAGCTACGTGAAGTGTAATACCAAAGGCTGCAAGTGCGGTAGTAAGCCCAGGCATAAGCAACAGCATTGAACCCAGAACTATAAGCAAGGCGCCAAATGCAGCAGTCCCTATTACGATAACCTTTGTGAGTCCAGGGTGTTCATCCATCCATTCTTTGATACTATCGACTATGGGCTTTATAAAATCAACAATACCGGACAATATCGGTAGTAGAACATCCCCTATTGATATTGCCATGCCCTTAAAAGTTGATTTGAGTGCATCTACCTGCCTAGAAGTGCTTTTCTCCATTTCATTAAAAGCATCTGTGGCTGCTCCTGTAGCACCCGCCATTGCTAAGAGGTCATCGGTGAAAGTAGCAGCATTGTCACCAGTAAGGGCTAGAACAGCTTGACCTGCCTCCACAGAGCCGAACATTTTCATAAGGAGTTCGTTACTTCCGGCTGAAGCATCTCTTAGTGTATTCAATGTCTCAGCAAGCCCCAACTCTTGGAGCATGGCTTGACCAGATTCATACCCCAAAGCGTTTATGGTTTTGCCCATGTCCTCAGTTGGTTTCTGTAGTGCTACCATCGCTTGCCTGAGTTGAGTTGTGGCTATCTTGGTTGGTACACCCTGTTTGGTAAGAGTTGCCAGAGCAGCAGAGACTTCTTCAAACCTCACACCCGATGCAGCAGCTATAGGGGCAACTTGAAAGAGGGATGCCGACAATTCCTCAAAGGTAGTTTTCCCCCCTTTAACAGTCGTGAACATAACGTCAGCTACTTTTTGAGTATCTGATAGGGGGAGTTTGAAGGCATTGATAACGGTTGAGAGTCCGTCAACTGCCGTAGCTGTGTCTGTTACGCCACCGATAGCTGCTTTAGTCGCTATTGACAGGAATTCGATAGCATTTTCCCTTGGTATACCAGCAGATATAGCCTGATATAAAGCCTTTGCTGATTCGACCGCATCAACCCCCAAGTCAGATGCAAGAGATTGAACCTCTTTAGAGAAGTCAGTAAACTCATCCTGAGACAATCCCATCATGGTATTGACTTCACGCATAGCCCCTTCAAAATCCGAAGCTGCCTTTATACCCATAGCAAAACCACCAAGAATGACTCCGCCAGCAGCCACCATACCTATACCGATGGCTTTACTGTGCTTTTGAATAGAGCCTTTTATGCCTTGTAGACCCTTATCTAAGTCGGTTTTGTCCACGCCCAATTTAAGAACTGCATCGCCTACGGTAATCGCCATTACTTTTTAACCACCTTTATCATGCCCCTTGACTGAGCAGCAAGTGACTCAGCAGAGACACCGTTATCCTTCGGTGTCGTTCCTTGTTTCTTCCTCTCAACCAGTTTGTCTATCATTAGGTCTAATAATTCGTCTGTCCAATTGTTTACGATGTAATCAGGTGTAACATGCCACTCGGTCATCATAAACTCAAAAGCCCCACCTATTGAGAGAGTTTCGACATCGCTTTCGGGAGGCTTTGCGCTAAAGGGAAGGCAAGTTCTACCACCTCCAAGAAGGCTTGGGATATTTCAGCGTCAGTAGCTACGCCCTCGATTTCCTCTCTATCTAAGTCCTTGGCATATTCAAAGAAAATATCTAGCACCTGGTCAGGCATAATCACCATCATTTGAGTTAAGGCTCTCTCGAAGTCCTCTGGTTCGTCCATAGTTATATTGACTAAACTTGGTAAAGGCGCTATTAAAGCAATAACCTTCTTACGCCATTCTCTAGAGTCACGGATAACCTGGGGGGCAATCTCATACTTTTTACCCCCCAGTATTACTTCAATGTTTGCTTGGGATACTTTTTGCTCCTCTGTTCTAGTCATGATTTACTCCTTTTTTATTTATTGAGTCACTCTGTCTAAGCAGCGCAATCCACCATAAGAACTGCATACTCATCACCTTTTAGAGCCTTGAAGGTTACAGGGAAAAGCGCCTTCTCTCCCTTTTTATAGGGTGTCCCGACAGCGCCTGTCGCAACAGCTTTAGGTATATAATAAGTGCGCTTAAAACCTGATGGGGTCACAACCTCAAGTGTGAGATTTAGCTTCTTATTAACCCCCCCGCCAAGCGTAATCACATTCCCTGACAAAACACTGCCAGCCATCGCCTTATCTATGTTGAAAAGCGAACTTTCCGCCATGTTGCAGGTAATCTCGGCAGTCTCTTTGGTTATCACGCTATCAATCTCAAAGGTCTCCTCTTCGACCTCAATGCTTGCCTCATCTGCCGTATAGGTGACTGTCACTCCATCTTCCGTATAGCCGATTTCAACATTGGGGCCACTCAGTACCAGGCCGGGAGTAGGACCACCGGGTTCTATAGTATATTCATGGCCGTCTATGTCGACGTCGCCAATCCAGACTTCCCGCTCTTGATTCTCCCACAATTCGACTCGAACTCTGGCCAGAACATAAGTGAATACTCCAGCGCCCGAAGCTACTTCAGCCGCTTCAAAGGCAAAAGCAACACTACCATCGACGCCAACGGCATCGGTGGCGTCTTCAATATCTACTGTAGTTCCACCCCATGCAAAGACTGAAGAGCCGTCGGGAGTATTACCACCAAACCCACAAGGCGTAGCGTCAATAACGATGTAGGCAAGCGCGCCCCAATCATTGGCATTATATGCTTGATGCTGATGCGGGATACAAGTTACCTCGAACCAACCATCACCGCCGACCTCCTCAAACCGCAACTCGAATTGTGACCAGTTTAAGACGCCTCCACTGGTGCGCTCCCAGAACTGAAAGCCGGTGCCGGGTGCATCCATATCGTCTACGAAGTCTTGAAAGGTGACTGTGTGAGTCGTTGGATTGAACTGGACGTGGGTACTTCCAGCATTACCCGCACCGCTCTTTGTAAGATGTGCCGAATAAAGGCCGTTCATTTGCTGTGCCGTTACCCACTCTGCCAGTGCATTCTCATCCCTAACGGACAGAACCCCTACCCCTGTTAGTACATTATCTATTGTCTTTGTCATTACTTACCTCCTCGAAATAGTTTCTCATAATAGTCAGCCTTTGCTGGCCTAGACATTGGCTCTACCTCAGGTTCAACTAGCCTTGTCTCAACCTCTAATGTTTCTAGTTCCAATTCTTCTTCTGACTCGTTCATGTTTCCTCCTTAAAATTGATATAGAAAAAGGGCAACCGAAGTCGCCCCGTAGAATGGTGTGTAGCGCCACAGAATCAACGTGGGGGCGTTTATTTATTCAACCCATAGGTTTCTTTAATGCTTGTAGTTTTCGCCACAAATCGGATGCCTCAAGGTCACTAGCCATCGTTGATAATGTTTCGCAGATTACATTAAACTCTTTAATGTTTTCAATCTTTCCGCTTTTAAGAATCTTCTTTGCTTTAGCCTTTGAATAACCTTGATTACCTGCTATTAGTACGGCGAAAATAAGCACCAATACTATCCCGATTATGCACCCTGTTAGAAAGTTCATTTCATCTCCTTTTATTCAGCACGTATCATTACCTCATTGCGCTTATCTTTGCCATCCAGATAACCTTTCCGATAACCATCACGATAGCCTTTGCTGTGGTCTCTGCTATGTTGCCCCTTTATTGTCAGCTCAAGGTTATCTTCCAAGTTATCCGATTTATTCCTAATGTCGCTGTATCTTATCCCCTTATGATGAACGAGTTCCCAGCTTTGGAGGCATCTACCCAACTTCTTTGCCATAACGAGGCGGTGCTCTAGCACCCTATGTGCGTGAGTACTCATTGGCAAATAGAATTCATCTGTGCCTGTTAACAAAACACTAATATATCCTTTGACGGTTATAAACCTACCATTTTTATAAAAGTGTGATTCTTTGCCACTTTTGATGATACCAGGCTTTCTTGGTATTCCTCTCCGTGATTCATAAACTGCAATCCTAGCAGGTGTTTTCACATATTCACGGCATTGAACACAGTGTTTTGAAACTGGCTCTCCATGCTTTAGATAAACCCAACGCTGTTTACCACATTTAGGGCAAGCGCACCACATCCAATAATTGGTGCCTTTTTTACCAATCTCGAATCCCCGTTTAGTCTCTCCAAGTTGTGCATACATCATACTGAGAGTATATCACCATTGACACCATTTTGTCAAGTCACTCGGCACGAATCATAATAGAGAAAAAACAAAGAGTTCGGAAGTAATTTGGCACTTCTACATCAACCAGGTCTTGCCCTTGAACCTCCTCTATAGCGCTCATAATCTGATAAGAGCCTACTGTAATATTCTGGATTCCCTGAAGGGCATCATAGAGCTTGTTATATACGTTCCGAGCAGCAAGTGAGTTATCTGCCCAACAATCGAATTGAACACTTGAGATAAGAATACCTGGAATATGAGGATTAGCTGTTCCACTACGCTCAAAGAAACCGACTGCTGGTAAAGTCGCATTCTCAGGTAAACGAGGACAGTAGATACCTCCTGTAGCGGCAGCTAATAGTGCCACCTGAGTAATCAAATAATCTCTTACTATTTTGTTTGTATCTGCTATAGCCATTATTCTGCTCTTAACATAAAAGTAAATGATGTTCTTTTTCTAAAACGATTGGGGATTTCGATATCTACTAAATCAGCTCCACGACTATCTTCAATGGCACTCATAATACTATGTGACCATATAATCGGGAACACAAGAGGAAAAGGATAGGCAACTATCTGGTTCTGATTCCCTTGTAGATTATCATACAGAGCCCGATAGACCTCTCTAGCATCTATAAGATTATCTGCCCAACAGTCAAATTCAACGCTTGGGGAAGGAATTCCCGGTATATACGGTGTTGAAGTTCCACCCCTAGTAAGGAAACTGACTGCAGGTAATCCCGCATTCTCTGGTAAACGTGGGCAGTAAATACTATCAACAGTTGCTAATAGGGCAGTCAGAGTCCCACAGGTTATTAAGTATGCTTTTATAATACTATTTGTATCTGCTATAGCCATTTATTTCTCCAATAGAAAAAGCCCCCGAAATGGAGGCTTTAGTGTGCGATTTAACTAAGTTAATTTATTTTAGAAACGATAATATCTTATCCTTAATATCCTTCAGTCCACTAATCTCTATTTCAAGTTCTGGAATTGTGAGCTTCCTTGCGCTATCATGGTAGTCAAGATAAAAATGGCTAGTGGTATAATCGCAAAGGGGGCATACAATACGCCCACCTCTAGAGAAGACGAATCTATTAACATCCCACATAGTTTTACACTCAGGACATTCTACAAACCCTACTTTAAGCCTGATTTTCTTAGCACATTTCCAGCACACTTGCCAGTAACAATCATCTTCATAATCGACAGGGAACTCCTCATGGCAAATAAAACACTTGAAATTAGGAACAGTTAATCTCTTATTTTGGTTGATTCGCTCCATGTCTATTTCGTGAATTTCCCCCATAAAAGTTTCTCCTTTTTCTATAGTTTAACAGAATAAGGGGGGTTTGTCAATCACTATCCTAAATGTGCTTTTATATTCTTGGGTAAGTTCTTTATGTTTTTATCTAGTGCGGGTTTGAAGTAAGGTTGAGCTGGCATTTTAACCGTCCCAGTTTCCAAAAAACCACCATAACCTGACGTGGAATAGACAGCTCCCTCCATATATTTAAGGTCTGGCTCTCCTGTTTCAAAGGGTTTTTCATCTGCTTTCGGGCTTCCTCTGCGAGTAACTTTATTCTCTAATTTATATGCAATAGAACGCCTATTGTGTCCAGTGATATGAGGGCTTCCGTGTATGACATCACTGGCAATAGCGCTTATTGAGTCTACCATTCCCTTCCTAGTAGCATCTTCTACCTTTTTAATAGCTTCAGGGATTTTGGTAGCCAGTTTCCAACTTGTTGTTATCTTCATTTGACAAAACCCTCCATTAAAATATAAACTATACAAAAGGGAGGGGATATGAC